ACGAAACCGGACCCAAGGTGCATTATATCTGCCAGACCTACGTCGAAAAACCGGCCGGCCGTGACGGGCGCGTCAGCTTGAGCATTGATAAACAAATAAAATATACCACGGCTGACGAGGCAGAGCTGCGTGCGGAACGCGAGGATCGTTCTGACAGTTGCGTCGGTGTTGATGCCTATTGGGTGACCGAAGACCCCGATTCAGGCGAAGTAAGTGAACCCACATTCATCGTCCGGCTTGGTGCCGTTCCCGAAGTTGATCCGTCGTAAAACGCCCGCCCTGCTCACGTCGCGAGCCCAACGCGCTTTCGCTTGGCGATACTGCGCACCTAATGGCCCGCGCAGTTCTGCTTTACGGATAATCTTGTGTAGGTCGATAACGGCAGCAAGAAGCCAATGATATCAATCTGATCGGCCGGTAAGGAGCGCGCGTCTTCCAGCCAATTCTAAACCTGATCGCAATAAGATTTGTAACCTGGAAGCGGATAAATCCGCATTCAAAGAAACGTCTAAATTCAACATCAATGGGATAGAGCGGTGCGGGTGAAGGGACTCGAACCCCCACGCGAACCATATAAATCAATGGGTTACGGGTTTTTTTGTAACCATGTAACCGACATCAGAATGGACAAAGTGACGTTACGCAATGCGAGACTAATCGGGGCTGTGGTCTCGGGCTATCTTCTCTGCGCGCGCAATCATTTCCTCCTCATGCTCGCGGGCAGCAATCTCAAGTTCCAACCGTTCGAAGATCGGCACATATACCCGGTCGATCAGCACCAGCTGTGCAACCTTGTGGCTTGCGGCTTTGAGGCGTTCAAGTTGATCGGGCATGTTCTCAATGACTGTGTCTGGCGATACCTCCTTTATAGCGTAGCGGGTTCAGGGATGACGCACGATTGTCAAAAGTGGTTCTGCGCCCTCAAGAAGTGAATGGAACATTGCAGGAACATTCAGCTATATGGAGGTATGCCCTATGAACCGATGATCCTTGGCCTAAAGTTTGAGATCCGCATTGCGGATCTCACTGCGCGGGACGTTGTAATCATCACCTGCCCCGCCTGTCACTGGACCACCAACGTCGCGCCCCACGTCTTGCACTCACGGTATCATGAGATGCGAAAGCTGATCCATGTGCAGGCAGATATGAAGTGTAAGCGCTGTGGTGCGCAAGGTGGCCTTCACTGGCGCATAGAACGTGCTGTCGGGCCGGAGTATCCGCGATCAGCATAGTATCCCGCCGGTGTGATCCAGCGGGTGCATGGTCGTGCTGGTGGTCGTGGTCGTGATGATCAGGCAGCAGCGGCGTACTTCTTTTGCGCTATTTTTTCAATCGTGATCTCCGAAAATTGATCAGGTTGCACTACAATTTCAGACTCACTGCGACCACCGAAATATGCAAGTGCTGCGACTTTTGGAATAGTTGCGGTCGCAATCATCGGAACGCCAGTAAAACGATATGCAAACCACTCTGCGATTTTTCGATCCAGCGTCCATGACCACCCATATTCCCCACCCTTGCTGCGAAAACCACGATAAATAGTAATTGTATCCGCAAGAGCAGCGTATTCCGCTTGGTCTTCATCATCCATAATAGCCAAATTGTTGCCAGTTTCACCAACTACAGCTGACCATATGTCCTGCCATAAATCGTAATCGCGATCGATATTTTCGACGGATATCCAGACAGAACCTATTGCCGGATAGAGGGCTTCGACACCGTTTGCTTCAATCAGTGCCAAAAGATATTCGGCACGATACGCCTTGTGGACGCAATATAGAGCCGCTTCAAACTCACTCTTTGAACATAAATTTTCATACTCATCACGGTTTTTCGCCACGCTGTCTTTAATATCATCGCGGCTTATGATCCCAGCTAAGACAAGGTGATCAATACCTACCACGTGGTAAAACGGATGCGCTAAAATGTGCTCAACCGGACTGCCTGCATTCTCGATTAAATAATCCCGAATTTCTTGCGGCAGATTCATTAGCAAAGTATCTTCTTTTGACGTGTTTTACCTCGTGCTTTTTGGCCGCGCGGAATGCGACGGTCTTTGGGATTGCAATTTCTTTTCGGTAAGTGATCAGCCACAAAAAAAGCCCCAGCTTGAAATACTGGGACTTGAGTTCTTATATCATATCAGGAAGCAGAAGTATCTAGGAAAATAGAGGCATCTTACAACTCTTTGATAACCATAGAGATTTGAGACTCAATTATTTGCGCTTTGAGCCGCTGAGCTCGGCCATGTGCTTCTCTGTCGTTTCAAGAATATTGCGGTAGCGTTCAGCCGTCTTCTTCTGTGAAGGTGTCATGGCCATCTTATCGACAGCGTCCGGGTGACAGTTCTCAGGCCAGATATTCCCGATTTCACCTATAAGTTCGATCACCTGCGTGCGGCGACAAAGCGTCGGCCCTGCGCTCTCCAGTGCATCGATCAGACGGTAGTATGTATCGTCAGGCAGGTAGATTTCAGTTTGAGCCATTTATAGCACTCCCAAAAGTCACAGTAGAAACAGAATCCCCGATCCGGATCTTAACGCAAGCCTACTCCGAAAATAAATTGATTACTTTCATATACTTAAGCGCTTACTTACTTGGCGCTCCACGGCTGCAACTTACAACAACCGTGGAGCTTCAAGCAGCCCGCGCTTACGAAACAGGCGGCTTGTCTCATTAATGAAAGGTCAGGTTCCGGATTGCTCACTTTCCTGCTTGGCGATCTTCTGGAGTTCACCAAGCGTCATTCCTGCCGGATAGTTCCGGAGATGCTTGGCCAGCATTTCAGTTGCCGTGATCAAGGGATAGAACGCGGCGCGTTTCAGGCTATCGCTCAACCGTTTGTTCTGCCTACGCTCACTTTCGACGCGAGCACGATCAAAGTCGTCATAGTTCATAGATTTTCCTTTTGGATACTGTTTTGTGACTGCGCGGTCTTTCCGCTGTTCTCTTTATAGCGTTCGCTTCGGTGCGATGCGCACGATGGTGCGTGACGCCTTGCGGCTTCGATACTCGGCCCTGCGGGCCTCCCTGCGCGGCCTTCGGCCTTGCCCGGCTCGCTGCGCTCGCTGGACGTTTTTCGGATGTTCTACCGAAGGGTGTTTGGGCGTTTGTTCTGTGATTATGACTTTGAGATAACATGCTTACAGAGATGACTTTCCCCCTGATCTGACCATACGTGTAGAAGACCAAAGCGTTGCCTTGGTCGGTATGATCAGATCAGGGAGAAACGATGTAGCTTACGTCGAAGTGGTGAACCGAACCTTGGCCTGTCGTGACCAAACTGGGCGGCGTCCATTCTCCCAGCGATATCCGGCGTTTCCTGACCTTTCGGTCAACGCGGTCGCAATCCGTAGATTGCGCAACATGAGCGGCTTACCTTCAACCTGCCTCATGTCCAGCGGGTGAGACGATTACCTCAGAGCCGCTGTCTTTTTTGCTGCTATGCAGCCGTATGGCTTGGAAGCAACCTCAATGGGGCGTCCAGACATTTTCTGTCTGGGGAGCGATCCAAAGCGATCTAACCTGCGACCTATGGCTGGTCGTCTCTCCGCGCCGTCTCGTATTCGGTTTTCTGGAGGTTCTTTAGCAGGGCCATAACATTTTCCCTATCAGCGTGACGAACTGACTGGGTAGGCTTAGCTTGGTGCTGGTCTGATCGTCATTGAAAGTAGATGATCGACTCTAGCTGGCAGGTGCTTTGGTGCTAAGGAGTGATATTTCGCAACTTCTGTAAGAATACCATGACTGAAATCGACTTCATAGCAAAATCTTAGGTGCTACTAAATCTTATTGGACTGGTTCGATGTGTGCTAAAAAAATAATCTTTTTCGTATTTCTGCATTGCTGAAATAATCTAACTGATCTACCCATCGAAAAGACTAAGCTACTGGAAAATTAGACAATGAACACACCACAAAACGAAACTGTTGAATACGGTCTGACCAAAAAAAGTTCTGTGTAGCTATTTAATCAGCTACCTTTTTTCCATAGCGATCATAGTATTTATATTTATGCTATACGTGCTTTTAATGGCGGAGAAAATAGCTGCAGTGATTTCCTTAGTTGTTATATTTTTCTTCTTTTTTTTTGCTGGCATTCCTTTATGAGTATATTTCTGGACCGGCAAAAATACATTTAAATAACCTTCATGCTAGTCGGATCTGTGCTATCTTATCCGGGTTCGGAGCAGGTTACTCGTTCTATGCTATTTTGGATGATGCCGGGGCTCCGAGTGCTGACACCGCTATTATTTATCTATCGGTTTCTATGGCAACGTTCTTTCTATCTGAGACCTTAGTATATGCTGAGATCAACAGAAACTCATATGATACATCAGAGAAAAACCGGACTATTTTCGAATATAATTTTGTGAAGTTTTTGGGACGCCTCATAGTCGTAGGTGTGGTTCCATTTGGAATAGCATTTTTACTCGGAAACTTTGCGGGAGGCTACGCCTAAAGTCTTTTAGAAGAATTATATTGGCAATTTCTATTGCCTCTGATTTAGCATATTCCCCGGCCTCATCTGCCGTTGTATCTCTGTCACGACTGCGCTGCGCATCGTGCTTTCCAGTTCACGCGCCATCTTGCGGGCCAGATCGTTATTCTGTTCCGTTGTGCCCGCTGACCCATTCACTGTTACCGGCGCACTAATCGAAATTATGGGCGCAGAGACGCTGGCACGGCCCATAGGAATCGACGACGGTGTGCGGGCGACGCCTACAAGCCCACCACCAGAATAGCCATTCTTGGCTCTCTGGTGCAGTGCCTCAAGGGCAGGCACACCGATAGCCTTGGTGGCCGCTGCGCTGAGAACATACTCACCCTTGTGGACGATGCCCGCAGGTTCAAACTTGCCACCCGCGCCGGTGTATCCACCCGCCGCAAAGCCGCCGCCGATCGCCTGCAGGACTTTGCCGAATACTGATCCACCTGCCCCGCTGACAGCTTCCAGCAGCCGCTTCTTGAGCGCCAGCTTGATCAGCTCAATGATCAGCTGACCCACGGCCTGTTTCGCCGTCATCGCGCCGGACGCCATGCCCTCAAATACGCTGGCAATCCGGTCTGCGCCCGCGCGGCTCGCGCTTTGCACCTCTTCGATCTTATCGGCAGCAAGTTCAGCCGCGCTGCCAGCATCAATGTATTCCTTGGCCAGTGTGTCGATCTGGGCGGAAAGCTGTGGCGTCACTTCCACACCAGACCGTTGCGCCGCCGCCAGCAGTTCGGCTTTCGTGCGCGCAAATTCAACAGCGCCACCATAACGGAGTTGTGCGCCAGACGCTTCAGCTAAAGCTTGCGCTTCAAGCCGCAAGGCATTGGTTTCTTGCGCGATACTCTCGATTTCACGCTCAAGATAGTTCTGCCGGGACGCACCCGCGCCACCCTTACCACCGCCACCGGACGCGGGTTCAGGTGAACCAAAGCTCGCATCGACGCTGGGCAGCGCTGGGCGCAGAGATGTGCCAACTGCCAAACCGGGTGTCGCTGCGCGGTGCCCATTGCGCGACTTCGGGCCGGGGTCCATATATGTGGGCGCAACACTCTCGCCACCGGGCAAAGCACCGGGCAAGCTTTCGCGCAAGGCACGGGCATTCGTCGCAGCCGTTGCGAGTGCTTTCACCAAGCGCCCCAAGCCGCCGATGACGTATCCAAAATCGACGCCGTCGATGGCGTTCACTTCTGCAAGGGTCGCTTGCGCCGTTTCCGTGGTTTCCGCCAACCTCTGTTCAAACTCACCCGCGCCGATGGCCCCGCTTTTCAGATCACCAACAAGTTTGCGCATCTCACCGGAAACCCGATCAAGTGTGTTCGCAGCATCGGTCTGCCCCATGGCGCGAAGTTCTGGCGCAACCTTTCCGAGCCGTGTTGCGTTCCGCTCAGCGATGTATCCGGTTTCATCGTAAGCACCCGCTAGCGCCTCAATCGCTTTGCAGTGCGTCTCTACGGCACGCGCGTAACGGTTTAGCTGATCATAGATGCCAGCACCCAGAAGTGCGCTGCCCTGTCTCGGATTGTCGAAGAGGTTGTCGATATGGCTGCGAACCTCTGCAAATTTAGGCGCAGCTTCGACGAGACCGATCACGAGCGTTCTCAGGAACACATCTGCACGGGTTTTCAGCGCTGCGAACCGGCGGTCCAGCTCAGCGGCCTTCTCGATCAGTTCGCTGTCCAGCACGGCACCAGTGTCATTTGCGGCGCGGATCGTATCACGCAACTTGGTTTCACCACGGCTGACCAATTCAGCAAAGCGCTCACCGGCAGAGCCGCCAAAGAGTTCGTCGCTGATCCTGATCCGCGCCGCCTGATCCATGCTTTCCATGCGCCCGATGATCTCAAGCATCAGCTTCGACGGATCTGCGAGCTTGTTCTTGAGTTCGGTAGCAGCATACCCCAACCGCGCGAACGCTTCGGCACCCGCACCCTGCCCGGTCACGACAAACTCGTCAGCCCGCAAGTTCAGCTCCTTGAGCCCATCGACGATCTGATCAATGCCGATGCGGTTTTGCGCACCTATAAATTTCCATTCCTGCAAAGCCCGAACGCTGACCCCTGCCCGCTTGGCCTCGTCTCCGATCTGTGCCGTCTCATTCACGATCCGGCCAAGGCTGTTACTCAGGCCCGAAAGCGCCCCGACAGTCAGGCCACCCACCAGACCACCGGCCAAGCCGGGGCCAAGACGCTTGAACGTGGCAAGGATGCTGTCACCAGCCTTACCGTAGGTGTCACGCAGCTTGTCGGCGCTCTGACGCGCACGGCGCTCCATCTGGCCGATGACGCGGTTCTGGGCAACGTTGGCGCGCTTCAGCCCTTTTTCGAGTTTGTCGATACGCGCTTCGATATCGACGACAAGGCCGGGAAGGTTAGGCATTGGGCAGGCTCCTAAAAAATGAAAAGCCCTTCGGCTTCGGGTGCATTGTATTTGCTCAGGTTGGTTTCAGCGGCGCAGGCGCGTGACACGGCCATCGCGGCGGCAATTGCGCCGTCGATCCGATCATACTTGCGCGCTTTGTGCATGCGGATCAGGCCGGATGTTGCATTGCGGGATGCAACAACGCTGTCAAAGTGCTGGCGGAGCGCGGCATGATCGGAATGCCGGATCAGATCGCCGTTCACCGTGCGCTCAAGATCACCGGCGGCCACACCCATGTTCAGTGGCGTTTGGCGGTATTCGATCACGGGCAAACCGTCATCATGCAGGTTTTGCATCAACCGGCGGGCAAGGTGTGGGTCTACGGCAATCTCTTGCACGTCATTGGTCGCGCATAATTCCCTGATCTGGTCTTCGATCAGGCCAGCGTCGATAATCGGGCCGGGTGTCACAAAGATCAGGCCAGCGTCACGCCATTCTTCATACGGCAACCCGTCACGGTCAGCACGGCCTTTGAGGTCATCACCGGGCACAAACAGCCAAGGGTGAACCGTGATCTGATCATCATCGTACCGCCAAGCAGCGACCACCGCCGTCAAGTCACCAGAGAGTGACATATCAACGCCAAGGTAGCAGGGAAGGTCTGCCAGCGCGTCAAAGTCCGGTTCAAACACACGGGCGTCATACGTTGCCATGTCAAACAGCGGGTCGCGGCTATTGGCCTGCCAGACGTTCAAATTGAATTGCAGGAACGCCGCACGGTCTGCAGGCTTGTTCTCTGCTTCTTTCGCCAAGCCGCGCATACCGTCGATTGATGGAAAGCCATGTGCAAGGCCGGGGTTGGCACGGTGCCAGACTGTTTCATCCTGCCAGTCGTCGTCAGGGTCGGCTTGGAACAGGATCGGCAGATAGGCTGGGTTTTCGATTTCGCCAAGCGCCACGCGGCGGGCGTAGTTGCATTGCTCAGCCGCCAAAGTTTCGGCACCACGTCCGGCGGTCGTGGCGATCACGGTCAGGCTGTCACGCACCTTGGCTGCTCCACCGCGCAGCGCTTCCCAGAGGTCGCGGCCTTTCCAGATGTGGATCTCGTCGATCAGCGTGAATGTCGGTGTCAGACCATGCGCTGCACCGCCATCAGAGGACAGGGCGCGCAGCGTGACGTTCTCTGCCTTGAACACGATCTGCTTGGCACTGTTGAAGGCGTCATAGATGCGCGTTGCCGCGATCAAACGGCTGTCCATACGCACGATGTTCGCAGCTTCACGAAAGCCAATGCCTGCCTGATCACGGTCAGCAGCGGCAAAGAGCACCTGACCGGCTGGCACGCGCTCTGGGCCAATGGTGTGCAGTAGCGCCAGCGCAGCGGCAAGGCTGGTCTTACGGTTACCGCCTGGCACCAGAAAGAACACGTTCTGCACAATCCTGCGCCCGTCCGCGTGTCTGGGGCCATAGATACGCCGCACGATCCGCTCTTACCACGGTGCAAGCTGGAAGGCACCGCCCGGTGCGTCGCTGTTGGGGTGGCGCAGGCGGCGCAGAAAGCAGACGGCCCTTTCCCCGTATACAAGCGGATCGGCTATCGGGCTGTTGTCAAAGACCCAGCTTGGTGCAGAGGAGTATGCACTTGTCTTTATTAGCGAGTTTGCATTTTTCATTTGCTAATCCCGCGATAGTTAACGATCAAAGACCGTGGTGCGCACATTGCCCACCTTGTTGGGATCTGAGAATGAAGCTTCTCTTTACGGCCGCGCTTATCAGCCTCTTTGCCACAGGTTCTATTGCTCAGGATCAAGCTTTCGAAGAAGGTCTTACGCCCGAGCAGCGACTTGGCCAAAGCCAAGCGCAGGTCTGTATTGACCTCGCAAAATTCGCCGAAGGTATGGTGGATGCTCGCCAGTCTCTTCCCACCTATCGGGAGATATTTGATGGTTATCGCACTGTTGCGGAGCCGGCTAGCATTACGGGCCGGACAGTTGATTATGCAGCTCGGATGATTTCTGCCAAGCAGTTGATATCCGACCCACAGGCAATTGATTTCTGGAAAATTGAAGTGTTCCGGATGACGATACAACAATGCAGCTTTTATACGAGTCAAGGTTACTGAAATTGACATCACCGCACGTTCAGGGGGTTGTCATCATCGGCACCGTCATCGGCGTTGCTGCCGATCCGCGCCCGGCTGACCGGTGACAGTCCATACTCAGCCGCAAGCTGCCGTGCGGTCTGCGCGGCGCGGTTCTGCACTCCAAAAAGCTTGGCGTCGATATCACCGGCGTTAGCGATACGGTTGGTTTCGATCTCGCGCAGCACGCCGATCATCATGCAGTAGTGTTCCACGCCTGCCAGATCGGCCTTGGTCAGCACACGGTCCTTGATCAGCCGCGGCATGATCCGTTTCCACTCAGCCGCGGCATAGATGCTGAAATACTCCGGCACCGGCGGCGCTTTCGTCAGTGCGTCTTTGCTGGCCTTGGCTTGGGGTTTCACACCGCGCAGGTGCGCGCTCATGGCTCGTTCACCGCGTTGACGCAGTGCAGTTCAAGCGCCAAGCGGTCCAGCGGCACGATCCGCACGATGCGATAGGTCCGCTCGTCGTGGATCAAGCGCATATCCGCTTTGATCCAGCTCACCGCCCAAATGCGAAACACGTTGCGCATCTCTGCCCGTTCGGTCCCGGTCAGGAATGTCTCTGCGTCTTCCTGCACCAGTTCAGCCCGCAAAATCTGTTCTGGTATCCAGCTCAGATGCACCGCACCCGATGGCAGCACTGTTTCCAGCCTGCTTTCGAGAGTGATGCGCTCACGCAAAGCCCCTGCCCTGATCATGTGCGCCACCGGATCACGGCTTCGATCTCAAGAACGCCATGCGTGTAGGCCAGCTCCGGCTGTGGATCGCGCAACCAGATCAGGCGCGGCTGGTCCAGTTGGTCGATGCTGAACCCGTCCTGTTCATCAGCCATGCCGATCAGGGCGCGTGATACAGCAAAACCGATGGCCTTGGCCGTGTCTGGACCGTCTTCAATCGCCCAGATGTTCAGATCGACGTTTACCCGTGCAAGGTGCTGATCACCGGACGCACGGCCCAAGTAATGGGTCGATGCGCCAGACAGAACCACGCATGGAAACTTGTCAGGGCGCGTTGATCCGGCCCGGATGCGATCAGGCTGCACGAGGTCAGTAACTGCCGGGTGCGCAAGCAGAGTGCCACGCACGGCAGTCTGCAGGGCAAGACTTGGTTCGATCATTTCGCACCTGCTTTTTTGATGGCTGCGCTGATTGCGCGGTTGATCCGATTGACGACACGGGCTTTGGCGATACGGAAACCGGGGCGCATGAACGGCTGCGCCTCGTGGTTCACCGTTCCAAATTCCTGCATGTGGCCGGTGCGCACATCGGTATTCCCGACTGTCACCAGCGCCTGATTAGGGGCAGCGGTCGCTGATCCACCGCCTACGGCGTAAGGTGGCGTAGTCTCACCGGGGCCAGTGACGGCGATGGACGCTTTCAGATCGCCTTTATCGACCGGCACGAGCACCCGCATGTTGGCGGCTACGTCCTCTGCGCCTTTGACGAGTGCGGGGCGAACGCCTGCCAGCACCTCACGCGGTATCGCAAGCAGGCGTTTTTCCAGCTCCGCTGACCCCTTAAGCCGCGACATGACCGGTCACACTCTCGCGGTATGGGGCGATCAGTTCCAAGACGCCGAACGGCACAGCGCTCAGGCGCATATCGCTGGCGCTCTCGCGCTGGCCATACCAATAGGCCGCAAGCTGCAACGCGGCTTCGGTGAGCGATGCAGGCAGCGGGTCGTGATCGGCAAAACGTGTGCCGGTAAAGTTGCCGATCCACTCTTCGGCCACTGCCAGCTTGTGTATCAGCAGGCCGTCATCAAGATCGTGTTCAAGGTTTAGCTGAGCTTTGAGTAAGAGCAGTGACGTAATTTTCATCCTGTGTGATCCTGAAAAGTTATATTCGGTGTCTCTTGTGCGACTGTCCCCCCGCCGGTCCCTAGTTGGGCGCAAAACTTGGTGACTACCCCCTCGCTAATAGGTTGCATTCGGCAACTTTCCGAATAGTGTCCGTGCATGCTTGCATTGAAGGGAAGTGGTATGGATATTGCTACAATTAGCGAAGCCATAGGTCTGGCGAATACGGCTGTTGGAGCAACAGGCAAGGCCGCAGACACGATTAAATCGATCAAGGGCCTTTTCGAAGGAGGCAAAGCCCCAGACACGGGAGAAGCCACAAGATTGCTTAACGCGCTCGCCGGAGAACTGACCGCTGCTAATATGATGAACGTGCAACTTAGTGCCGCGCTCAAATCGCTCAGCCAAGAAATGCTTCAACAAGACGAGTTTGAGAACCAAAAAGAAAAGTATGAGCTTTATCGGACTGCCCAAGGGGCGATGGTCTTTAAGCTTAAAGATGCATTGGCAGATGGCCAGCCTATGCATTTTATTTGTCCAGTTTGCCTCAACCGAGACAAAGTAATCAGCTATATTTCGGGAAACGATGATTACCGGCAATGTCAGTCTGATACAAACCACATGTTCCAATTCTCCGATACGCCTATCCGAAGCCACAACGGTGGAGACTACTTTCCGTAAGCGGTTCATGATCGCTCCAGCCGTTGCTTGTGCCGATTGTGGCAAGGGGCGCAAAGGCTCTGCCAGTTACGTTTATCCCAGAACAGCATCATGTCGCCTTTGTGCGGCGTGATGTGGTCCACGACAGTTGCCAAGGCATTGCAGCCGGGATGTGTGCAGACCGGGTTAAACTGCAGCCATTCCCTGCGGGCAGCTTCCCATTGCCGTGTATAGCCACGTTGGCGTGCTGTAGGCCGGTTCGCATCATGGCGCTTGTTCCGCGCACGGGTGGCCGCAACCCTGCAGGCACAGCGCGCGCCATGCGCCACGATGGCACCACAGATGCAAAGGTGCGGCGGGCGGCTCATGTCATCTTCGCTTTCAGGGCGTGCAGCCCTTCCCGATCAAAGTCAGGATCAAGGCCAGCGTCGATATTCGCCTGTCGCTGATCATTGGTCATGGTCGGCGCATTTGTGGTCTGATCGTCTGAACCGCCATGCACCGCCTTCAGCTGGTCGATATGCCCGTCAAAGGCGTTCAGGATTTCCGGCAGCGTGGCGTTCCAAGCAGTGTCAGGCGTCCAGTCAAGCCAACCTGTCGCCAGTTTGTAGAGGTCTGCATAAAGGTCAGCCCATGCGACTGCCTTAGCTGCAGGTGCCTTCGCGGCCTCGCCCGTGATCTTTTCAGATACCGGGGTCATCAGCGCTGTGAGAAGTGCGAAGGCTGGCGCAAGCGTGACTTGCTGGACTGTGCGAAGTGATGCTCCAGACAATGCGTTTAGCAAGGTCTGGGCAGATGCACGGTCAGGTGCTGCATGCCGGATGATCTCGCGGATCGTCGCGGTATCGAACTCGTGCAGCTTTGAAAGCAAGGCGGGAAACCCGCCGTGCAATGCCTCAAGGTGTGTCGCGGCACGCAGCGACGGCTTAAGCCAAACGGTGTTGCCACCGTAGGCCAGAGCGATATCGGAGGCGTGCCGCTGCATCATTTTATGCCGCGCACTTCAGTTTGATGAAACGATCAGGGTGCGTCACGTCAGCACCAACGCGCTTGCGGGCATGGAACCGCACCTGACCATTCACAGCAAGGCTGTAGGGGGCGCGCAAAGTGGTCAGGCCTACGCGGTCAATGATCCGGTAGCCCTGCATGTCACCAAACAGGATCCGGAAAGTGCCTGCGCCGATATCGTCCATGTCTGGCATTTCGACCACAGGACGACCAAGCAGCGTCGAAGGTGCGCCAGCGGTGATCGGATCAAGCACCAGATACCGACCGTTGCCATCTTTCCACTGCCGGACGATGACCAGCGTGTTGCGGTTCATCATCCATACGCCGGACTGTGCATAGGTCGTTGCGATCTTGTGATACATCGCGATCAGGACGTCTGCGGGGTTTGACGCGGGGAAGTTCGCCGCAACGCCGGTTTTCAGCTCGGCGATGCCAGATGCGGCCATGATGCCGAACGGTTGGCCTGCGCCAGTGCCTTTGACGAACGCCAGCCCCTCTGTCTTTGCAAAGGACTCTGCGAAGTCGGAAAGCAGCTCGCCTTCAAGATTGTAAGCGTTGTCTTCAAGCAGGGCGTTCGACACGTCTGTAAACGTCGCCAGCTCGTGCGGTGTCATTGTCACTTGTTCAAAGGTCATACCGGATGCCGTGCGGCCTGCGATCTCAGTTACCCAAGTTGCAGAGGTGCCCGTGACACGGCGCGGATAAACGATTGACGGCGCGCTGATCGAAATAACCTTGGCGTAGGACCGGATCGGGCTGATCTCTGTCAGCAGCTTGATCAGCTCGCTGCCAAACTCTTGCGGGGCCAGATAGCCTGCCCTGGCGTCATTGGCGACAGTCAGGGCTTTGACTTCCTCTGGCGCGATACGTTCGACGCCACGGCGCAGAAAGTTGCCAAAGGCCTTGGTTTCAGGATCGACCACGGGGCCAGTGATCTGGACCCCATGCGGACGGTTGGCCTTGGCTTCGATCTTGTCCAGCCGCGCTTTGATCTCGTCAAAGGCTTTGGTGTCCATCTGGGGCGCATTTGCCGGTGCAAATGGATTGATCGGATCTTCGATAATCTCGGGATTCATGTTTTGTTCCTTAATGGAGTTTGCGGTGCCGTCCGATTTCAGGGAAGTGATCTATGCGCCCGGATGGCACGGCACAGCGACAACAGAGATTTCATGCAGGGTCAGCGCGGTGATGGTGCGGCCCTTGGCGCGGGGTGTTGACTTAGTGGTGACAAAACCGATGGACAGGCCGGATACAGCCTTTGCGCTGATCATCGACTGCACTTCACGCGCACGTGCTACATCGTCGATCAATAGACGGCCTTTCACGATCAGGCCCGCTTCGGTTTCCTCGATCTGATCCCAGACGCCGATGACCTGCCCTTGATCATGGGCAAACAGCATCGGCAGCGTGACAGGTGCTGCGATAGCACCCTTTTCAATTACATCACCGACGCGATCAGCGCGGCCGAAAGGCCATGCAATGCCTTCGATGATCCCTTCGGGTGTGACGGTAAGATCAGCCTTAAATTCTAAACGGGTGGTCATTCTGCGTTATCTCCGGTTACCGGACCGGCCGTGCCGTTCCAGCGGGCGTCAAGAATATCGAGGGCAAGCGGATAGGTTTCGGCCATGGGGCGATTGCGGGCATAAGCGTCCACAAGCTGCTTAGCCTCTTGCGGGTGCATGCCCGCCCCGATCAGGCCAAGCCGGATAACTTCGGCAAGGTCGTCTGCTTTGAACAGCATTGCGATGGCGCGCTGATAAAACGCACCGATCCCGCTTTCGGTGATGCGCTCCAGTTCCGTGATCATGTCGTCGGTCAGTGTAAAGTCGTGTTCAGCGGTGCCGAAGAATGCGCGGTGCTTGATCATGCTGCGTCAGCCTCTGGTGCCGGGGCCGGTGCACCGGATGTGGTGTAGGGATTGGCAAGGCTGTTGCCATCGGCAAGCGGCGCAAGGTTCAAACCGCTGCGCACCTCATTTGCCGTCATCGCGCCCATGCTGCGATATTGACCGTATGCACCGGCACGGGCCGTGGCGTTGGTGGTCAGCAGGTCGTCGGTGACAAATTCGATATAGAACGCGGCCCGCTCTTCTGGTGTGAACAGGACGCGGGCGTAGGCCCACGCCCAACTTACCAGCCAAGGCTTCAGCGTGATCGCGTAAAACTGACGTGCCATCTCTTCGGTGTTGGACCAAGTGCCACGCGTCAGCTCAAAAAGCATTGTTGGCGGCACGCGAAAGACGCGGGCAATCTCGCGTATCTGTTCAAGACGGTTCTCGGCAAACTGTGCGTCCGCAAGGGTCATCGAAAGCTGATCGTAGCTCATACCCTCGTCCAAGATCGCGGTGCCGCCTGCGTTGCGTCCGGCATGTGTGCTGAACCAAGACGCCGCGATCTTTTTCTTGGCCTCTACGTCCAGCACCTTTTCGCTTTTGATGATTCCAGAAGGACGCGCACCGTTTGCGAACAGGCTGGCAATGTGCTGTTCGAAGGCAATGGAAAGCGCAATCGCTTCACGGCCAATTGTGATCGGTGAGACGCCGCCAAAGGGCTGGACGTGCAGAATGTCACGGTAGCTGAAGCGCCGTGGCCCCTGATCCGTCTGGACAATGTAAAAGGGTTCACCGTCCGACTCGTGGTCAGTGCGCACACTTGCTGGATCAATCCGGTGCAATTCAAACGGTGCGCCATCGGTCAACCGAACAACATGGGCGTAGCCATTACCGGTCAGCAGGGCGTCGATGGTAAGGCTTTCGCGCAGCTGACCCGCAGAGGTCCACTCGTTCGCCTCATCGTGCACAAGGCGATAAGCGCCCTGCCCCTTTGCCGCTTCTTTGGTGTCGGTCGAATGGGCCTTGGCAGGCATCGCACCGATGGTCTCAGCGATCAGCGCCACGGCGCACGCAACGGCTGGAACGCGCAAGGCTGAGTTGCCGCTGACATGAATGCCGGTAGCAGTTGGCGTCGCACCAAACAGGCCAAAAGCCTCTGGATCACTCAGGCTCAGGGCTTTGGATTCGTGCTTTCGAAAGAGGTGGTCGATAAAGGACATTCAGCATTCCATAAATGGTGGTATCTATATACCACACTCTCGAATCACTGTGAATCCCAAATATTTAGTCTTAAGATAGGGAAAAATTAGATATTTTCGCACATTTAGCCCCGCTAAATCAAAATACATAAGGAAATGATCTTGCTTAAAGAAGAAATAAATAGAGCGTTAGAAAATCCAACAAAGACTATTCCATGGGAACTATTTAGTGAACTTGTGGGGAATCTGAATGAAATCGAAGTAGAAAAAAATGCAATTGAGAGATACGCTCAACAAACCAGCATGACTAAAAAAAAGGAGCTGGAGGAACATAGGCTAAGAGAAGATCAGCTTACAAGTCAACTAAATAGGTTGCAAAATGAATTAGCAGAAAATCAACAGAGAGAACATGAGAGATACGAGCAACAGAAAAAGCTAGAAAGCCAAGCTCGCGAAAGGGAGAATGAACAACGGGCCATGATCGCTCGATTAGAGCATGAACGGGAAGTTTTCAACAGAATAAGAATTGAAGAAACAGAGAAACTGAACAAACAGAAACAGGAATTTGAAGAGGAAAGAGCAAGATACACCCAGGAAAGCAAAGAAAAACTCGAAGCGAACACCTCAGCATTCGTTGAAGGAATTCTAATTAAACTAGAAGAAAAAGAAAATAGAATGTCTAGAATATCATTCTGGGCTGCTATTTTTGGTGGCGCAATCCTAATCATAGGACTTATGAGCCTGATCTATTTATCGTTCCGCTCAGATCTACTCGCATTGGGCCAGATGACATGGCCCCAAATCGTATATTTCGCGACAAAGGGGGCAGTTATTGCTGGAGTAATAGGAGTAATTTCAAGGTATTCCTATGTATTCTCCATTCATTATCAGAAGGAGGCACTTCGAGTAGCAGATAAATCACACGCTATTAAGTTTGGACAACTCTACGTTGAAACATATGGCGCTGCTGCGGATTGGGATCGTGTAAAAGATGCTTTCGCAAACTGGCATGGAGCGGCTGAAGTTCAAGAGCAAGCACAAACACGTGACGACAATGAACTTTTACTAGAGAATACCAAACAGATTAAAGATGCTCTGGACCTAATCGGGAAACTAAAATCAGTAATCAAACAGTAATTGCGCTAGATTTTGCTCACTAAGTCTTGAAGCCGCCTTGGATACTCTAGAATAGTTCTCAAAGCGTTTCGGCGACGGACTACAAAACATAGTTTGGTAGTAGTGAAATCGCATCAGCCTTAGTCTTGATCGTCACATCGCCATAATGATCGGCTGCGGACCTTCCCGCATGGCCTTGAATGGCATCAGCTACACGATCAGAGATACCAAGTTCACGACACTGCGTTTTAAACCTGTGCCGCCAAGCGTGGTTTGGCTGAATGCCATCAGGCACCAAACCGTCCTTGCGCAACCAGTCTGACAATTTGTTTGAGACGATTACAGCCGAGCTTCTGAGTTTCTCAGGCTTGGTCGCATTATGAAACAATGGTCCATCGTCAGCATCTCCGACGAATTTCACAAATCCCTCGTCGAATATCTGGGCATGCAGCGGCACGTCGCGATACCCACCAGACTTGACTGTGCCAGCGTCGGGCGTGATCCGGGCGACCCAATGTTCGCCCACCTTGGTCACGTCCTCTTTTCGCAACTGAATAATCTCAGAAACCCGCGCACCGGTAAACGCGCAGATGATCGGCACCCAACGCTTCACGTCCGCCATCTGCGTAGATTCACGCACCCGTCCGAACTCGTCCGGTGTCGATTGATAAGTGCGTGACGCCTTCAATACTTTCTTGGCCTCTGCATCGGTGTATCCACGTTCACGACCATAAACTTTGCGCGGTTTTGGCTGTCGCACCGTTGCTGCCACGTTCTCAGGCAGACGGTCATTTTCAACTGCCCAAGCAATTACCGATTTCACGGCAGACAGATAAATATCGTTCACAGTCTTTGGCGAAAGGGTTTTCATCAGGTGATCTCGCCAAGCCATCAGGTCTTTCTTTGTGAGTCGGCGAGCATCGTTATGCTTGAGAAACTTGCGCAGGCTATCGATCACCGGACGTTGACGTTGCCCCTTGTCCCGCATGAAACCGGCCTGCATGCGACTGTTCAGATAGTCAGTCCAAAGGCCCGTCAAGCTGACTGGTGGCAAGGTCATATCCTGAGCCTGTGCTTTTGCCGCCAAGATCAGGGGCGCTTTGATTGTGCCGATGTAATCACCTTCGTCACGCTCACAAACGCGCTCTAAGGCTTCATACTCTGCGATGCACATTGCCCTTGCAATAACCCGCCATTCATCAGTTCTAGGCAAGGCGTCGAGGTGGCCCGCGTAGCGAAACCGTTCAATCTCGTGACCGATCAGGGAAAACAGTTCCTCATTGCTTGCTCGCCCAGCAATCGCGTCACGCAGGCGATTTACCAGCATATCGTCGATTCCGACCTGAGCATAACGAGGATCGTTTCGCAGTTCTTCATCGAATGCCAGCCGTTGCTGGTAGTGCAGAAGGGCAAGTTGATCAGGCGCAAGGGGATAGAGCGCCACTCTCACTTTCGGACTCGTTTGCCCCACTTCTCGCTCTGCAAGAGCGATCTGGTGCTGCAGCTGCGTCACAGCTCCGGGCAAGAGTTTGATGGCCTGCCGATAGTCCGCACCTAACGGGCTGCGCAGCTCTGTTTTGCCTATGATTGCTCGCAAGTCTTTCGGGACGACCAACCGTGCATGGTATCTACCTGATCGATTGACTAGGTGCCTTACTTTTCCAACCATTTCCGATCCAGATTGTAACCATGAACCGGACAGAAGCCCTGCAAAGCAAGGGGCTTCTTTAATATCAATGGGATAGAGTGGTGCGGGTGAAGGGACTCGAACCCCCACGCCATAGGCGCCAGAACCTAAATCTGGTGCGTCTACCAATTCCGCCACACCCGCATTGC